CCCTTAAAAATACTCCCTTATACATCTCTCTCCTAAATAACAATCACCTTATTAGTCAACCCAAGTCTCTTGATATTATCCAATATGCCATTCTTTTGGCTTTGTGCAATTACAACTATTGGAAGGTCATCAACAGGAACCTCATAAACCGGAAGTCCATTGATAGTCTCACCTCGATACGCAGGGTCAGAGTCCACAAAGTATTGTACATTAGGAAGTTGTTTAGCAAGTGTCATCATGGCAATATCACCGCACCCCCAAACGCAAACAGGTTGATCGCCTAATTGTTTAATCTTTTCGCACCTTTCAGCGATGTTACGATTAACAAAAATATCCGAGATTCTGCCTATAATAGTTTTGTCTTTTACGAACACGTACATTCTGCATCCGCCGTGCCTCTCGTGGTATTCTTTTGTTTTTTCTAACTCAAAACCGTAACGATCCATGAGTCTTAGTAAATCTATTACTCTAAAATGGTTGATATGAACCTGGCTAAAGTCAAGTATCGGCATTTCAGATGGTCTCTCAACAGCCATCATTCCGGCGTCTGGAATATCAACTATCAAATATCCGTTAGGCTTCAACGAGGATGTTATTTTGTTCATTGCTTCGTCCATGTCATAGACGTGTTCTAATACATGTTCAGCTATGACAAGATCCACATTGACAGGAATTTCATCACCGCAACCGATGTTATAAACTTTGATAGACGGGTATTCTAATCTGTTTTCGATAAACTTATTTAATCCACCGTCACCACCCCCGAAGTCAGCAACGGTTGAGATGTTAGGAATACTACAAATATATTCCGCCCTATCTGAGAGTCTTTTCTGGTTTTGAAAATCATTTACTCCATAGCCGTATTTGTTGTCATAATACCAGTCGTAATCTTTTTGTGTAATGTCTGGATTATCCCCGTAAATCATCCCACAATCACACTTAAACCAATCCAGGTATTTCGGACGCTTCCATCCAGTAGGCACTAAAAAATCAGCACGCCATAATTGAAGTCGTTTATCTGAGTTACAAATAGGGCAGTGTCTCATAGAGGTGCTCCACACTTTGAACAACAAAATCCCCATTCTTTTTTAACTGGCATCGCGTCTGTTTGACAATAACAACAACCAAGCCACGCAACAATAGCATCTTGTCCTGCGAAAACCGGTATTCCCATAAGTGCTCCCATTTGTCCATGTCCATTACTCTTATTGGCTGAATAACCAAAAGGAACAGTAAACGGAAATGACTCAACCATATCTACCCAGTCTATTGGAGATATTTTTATACTACCAAGTTTTTTGTCAGCCCGCATTTCTGAAATATTCTTAGCGAAATTAGATATAGTATATTTTTCCTTAATCATCCCTCGCTCCTGTTGATTAGATAATCTTTTAAACACTCAATACACGCGGTTCGGTCAATGTCAAACACGTTGAACTCACATTCTTTACATCGATCTAAATTAATAGCAGACTCTTTAGATTTCTCTAAGTCATCTGCTTTTATGTCACTGCATAAGTTATCAGTCATAGCACCTCCCAAGTGCTTATCCCTAAATCATGCGTCAGGACTCGAACCCGAACAGGGCATTGCCCGCGATATACGCGTACTTCCCGTAGTTGCAGCACATGATTAATTACATTATACCACTATTGCCCGCGAGTAAAGTTAGCCAATAAAGCCGCTCCTATGTTATCGCCCTGTGATTTTTCAGCTTCTATTTTAGGTTGCTCGTTTGCGTAAATATAACCTCGATCCTCGCTAACAGTTTCCTTTGACACTAAACCATTATCAAGATCGAAAGTAAGTCCTGTGATTTCTTCTTGCTCGTTAGTCGGCAACGGGTCAGGCCATTCAATATGACCTTCGTCGTTTGAATCTAGCTTACCAATTACTAACAGCCTACGATTCAACTCTAATAAACCGTCACCGTATAATTGTTTTTTAGTTTCGTTCTTTGCAAGTGAGTCCTGGTATAAGACACGTAAACCGAAGTTGGTCAACGCCCCTAATTTGTCGTTCATGGATGAAATATCAACGGTGCGGGTAATGTCAAATAACCCTTGTCTAATAAGCATTAGGTACTGTTGAGAGCTTGCGAGGTCGGATGACATTTCAACAGCGTATACTTTTCCCGGTGTCTTTAGTAGCTTTCCAGGTTCAATATCAATGGATTCATTACTTGAATATCCCTCGCCAACAAAGATAGGGTGAGCGTGTAATCTTAGAATCTTTGAGATGTTCGATGACGTTAGATTCAATCTGTCTTGCAATTCGATCACGTCTGGAGTAACATCTGGATCACCGTAAACACTTTCAATGTTCGGCAGGTTTTGACCATGCAAGATGGGACAAAATGGATATTCAAACGGTTCGTCTTTGTCGATTGTCTCAAATACTATCCCGTTCTTGTCAGTCTTTTTGATTATGCCTGAAACTATTTTCCATGTTTCACCGTCTAAGTATGTTCGCTCACAAAACGCCTTATCCTTGCCGTCCCTCTTTACAGCGTAGATAATGTTATAAGCCGTTACTGTTTCAATATCATCCTCTTTAGTTTCAATGGTCATTAGTTGAGGATCAAGTACAACTAAACGGGTAAGTAATTTGCCTTTGTAATTCAAGCCATTAGGAATGATCTTAATATACCAGGTTCCCGACTCACCACCCGTAAGACCAATTTTGTGCAACATGATTTCTTTGCGGTTGGCTTCGTAAATCTCGTTTAGGTACAACTCAACTTCATCTGATTCATAATCAAACGTAACCCCCTTGCCAAACAACATCGACATGCTTCTATCAATGACAAGTCCAGTAAAGTTCATGGTAATGTTGTCATCGCTCTGCTTAGGCGCTATTTTCAGTTGTTTTTCTTGTACACCGCTTCTGTATGCTCGATAGCCCGTTAGTAGTTTGCGTCTCGCAACGTAATCAGGCGGCAGAATCCAATCTGCCATTCTGTCAATTATTCTGTCTCGTAACGAATCAAATATACTCATACTAACTCCTTAAATAGGGCAATCGACTATAACCAATTCAAAGTTATTTAAATTTGCAAGTAAAATACTTTCGCCTTTGTCAGGTGACCTGCCAATTCTTTTTTTTATTTCGTCCTTTTCTTCAATCAACACACCTGAAGTAGTAACCTTGTATTTTGCCACACATAAATCAGCTAAGACCTCGTTTCCAGGTGGCAAACATATATTATCGCCACCGTTCGGATCGAGAGCGTCCCTCATTCTCCAATAATATTCAGCCCTCATATTACGCATCTTTAGTTTACCACTTTTATCTCTGTAAGTGCTTCCGTTTGCCGCGTTAATCGCATTCACGTTCTTATACTTTCCGGTAAGACTATCATAAACAGATGAACCAATACCACCTACATCGACATTGATATATCCAGGCTCTTCATCACCTAAAGTTTGCCTAACAAGCTCTGACGCTGTTGGACCGTCAGGAACGATAGCGCCCGGCCAGAAGTTGAGTTTATCAAACCAATTATCATACCTTTTAGACATACTCATGTTATCGCGACCGCCACGCGCCGGGTCTAATCCAACAGACGTTAATGGTACTTCTGGTTTAGGCGTTTCATTCCACCGTCTTTGTGCTGCTAATACCCACTCAGTCGGGATAACCTGCCACGGGTCAATAGCTGCCGATGCCTTGAAATCACCATAAAGCATTTGTGATCTAAGCGGTTCTGGTAATGACTGTAAAATAGACCTATATCTATTATCGCTCGATAAAAACGGGTTGTCATCTAACCTTGCGGGAATAAACGTTCTTGATAATGGGTAGACTGTTTCGCTTTCAGTAACAATCGGATCTCCTGTTAGGAATTCCTTTTCTTCCCCGTCAATAGTCGCGTACCACCTTAATTCACCTGGTTGAGCGGGATTAGGATGTTTAGGGTCAAGCCATGCGCCCCATCTTTTTATAATCCAGTTACCCGCTTCATCAATCGGCGGGTTTCCAGTTGCTACAATTCTGACTCTTTGATTAGGATTTTTTGATCTATTCCATCCACAAATAAAGACGTATTGTGTCTCTGTAAATTCTGGCAATTCGTCAAATAATTTATGGTCGTGCGGCCTACCTTGCCAATCTTTTTTATTATCCTCGTATTGCACCGCACCGAACTCTATTGTTTTATTCCCCTCTAAATTCCACGAGTGTTCTGCTTTGTTTTCTTTGCCAGTGTCTTTTATTACTTCCCTTGCTTGTTGAATGATCTCTTTTAGGTTTGGGTACACCCTACGAAAAATAGCGGCGTGTTCTGCTAACTCAGTCGCTAATCCAATAAGTAAACTTGACTTACCGCCACCCGCTGCTCCACCATAAAATAATTCATCCGCTCTTGACAGTAAAGCTAACCATTGCGGCTCACTCTGTGGTATCCACCTTGCCGTCTTGCTCTGCACCCTGTCCAGGTACGACTTTTCGGATGGCATTAGCGAGTGTAGATATTGCTCTATCATATCCATCTAATGAGTTCACCTTTTCA